CTATGGTAGTCCTATACAGATGAGCTGCCCAACCCCAGTCACGATCACTGCTCAACTGGAACCTCGTGATCCATCCACTGTGCGCAGAAGGCTTCGGTATAGATTGGCTTCTCAGCTGGGCCAAATCCAAACCTTGACCTAAAGCTGTCTCGGAATGCTGACCAGAGATCTGGATTGACCACGTAGCAGGGATTGTCGCTTGGTAACGCAGGGCTCTGTGTGTGTTTCCATTTCATAGTCACACAATAACAGATTATCTGAGACTGTCAAGCGTGTTTTTTGAAGTTCACGAACTGTTGTGCGCTGCCATCCACCATCTGTAGCTCAAAGTGTAACATTGGCTCAAACACTATCAGGCTCTTGCCTCGCACCGCCCATGGTCCTCGCAGAGCATCTTCTAAGCCCAGCAGCACTCGTCCTGTCATGATGTTGTTGTCGTCGCTGTTGGCCACGTAGCTGTTGTATCTCTCTCCAAGCAGCTTGAGACCAGCTGACGTGAGCCGCCATCCTTGATTAACAAACAGTGCTTTTCGCAGCCTGGCTATAGCATGGTCAGTCAAGGGATCTTCCGGATCGATGAGCCTGGCTTGATAGCAGATATCGATGCCGTGTTTGGTCAACCAAACATAGGGACCCTGAGGTCCGAGATCGCGGAGATCACCATGGGGCCAATCTGTCTTTTCCACCCATTATTTAATGGGATTAGAACCTGCCGCCGTCCTGTTTTACCTCAGCAGTGAGGATCTGCTGCTGTAGATCGATGATCTTTTGGTTCATCTCGTTCTCACGCGACAGCATCACAGCAATGCTTGCGCTGAGGAGATCAGCTTCGTGCATGGTCAACCGGATCTCTCTGCTGTTGCTGATCTTGGCTACTCTGTGCTTTTCAAGGAAAGATCTAACTTGGTTCTTTTCGTCCGTCATGCTTTGCTGATCCTTTTCTTTTGGCTCATGGCATTCTGCATCTCCAGCTTGGTGCGGAACGGGCCTATGAACTCATTCTCTTCCAAGGTCTGTGTGCGCGGGCAGTAGCTGCCAGTCCAGCCATGTTCAAAATCCAACGCATAGTATCCCGCAGCGAATCTGGCCTTGCCCTTGGCGGTCTTAGCATAGGTAACTATAGCACCTTCTTCCACATCAAACACTGCCTTGTGCTTGATTGGATAGCCGTTGATCTGGCCAATCTCATCGTCCTTGTCGTCATCAGTTTCACGTGCTTCTATCTGCAGGTTACCACCTAGAAAAGCAGTTAGCTCGTCGGCGTCTGCGAACAGCTTGCGATCAAACGGACCAATGACCTTGAAGCCTTCCACAGTTACAGTGACCAACCCAGCATTGCTGCCATCCTTTTCAAGGATGTAGCTGGCTTCCGTGATTTCCTTTAGCTTGTAGCTGCTCATGCTGTTTCCATCCTCAGTTGCCCATCGTATTGTGCACTGAAACAGGGTGCGAAGTCATTCACGTTCTTTTCGATCCTGACCAAGCCGTTGATGTTGCAGTAGCGCATGAGGGCCAGTCCGATCTGCTTCTTGACTGATTGGTTGACTTCGTCGATGATCAGCCTGTCAAACTTGTCTATGAGATCCAACGGCTGTTGAGTTAGGTCGATCAACATGCGATTTCTCTCGTAGTCGTCCCGCACTCTGTGTTCTACATTCTCGTGATCTAACCACTTGCTAAGCATGAGGTTATTCCACGCATATCCGCGATTATGTCGGTCTTCGTAGGCAGCTTCTAGCTTGGTCTTGCGCACACCTGGGAACGCACTCATCACGTTGTCGCTGTCATCTCCGCGCATGCACTTTTCAAACAGTATCCATTCTGGATTTGGCACAGGCATTGGCTTGCCTTGCTTGTTGATTGCCAGCTTGCCATCTTGATCATAGATGCCTGTGTGAGTGTATAGCAGGCTAGCTATGCCATTGTATAGTATGACATTTTCTGCGATCAGCTGCTGGAAATCACTGTCGCTGCTGATGATCACGTGCTTGTCATCTGGATGCAGCTGTATCCAGCGTGCGATCATGTCGTCTGCTTCAGCGTTTGGATGGCGCAGCACCGTGCAGTTGGTCTTGTTCTTGATGAATTCCACGAATCCATCCATGCTTTCGAAAAACAGCTGGTCTTCTTCGATTTCTCGTTCTGTGCGTTTGGCAGCTGCTACCTTGCGGTTTGCCTTGTATGGCGTATACACATCCTTGCGCCAGCTTCGTCCTTCCAAGCAGAAAACGGTATGGCTGCCACTGAATTCTGTCCATACCTTCTTGATGCTGTTGAATATTATGTGCTGCGCCATGCCCAACTGAAGTTCAGTGCTAGGAGCTCTCACACCATGGCGCACTCTCATGAATAGGTTCTGAGTATCAATTATTAGATAAGTTGCCATGCTCGCCTCCATCCTGAGTATAGCACAGCTGCGATCTATGTCAACTGTTAGTTCTTGCGCCAGTACCAACCATCGTTGGCAACCATGCGCACCTGCTTGCTGGGTATACCCTGGGCTTTGGCCCAGCTGGTAACTGCGAAATTAACTGAAAACAGGTTAGCATCATGTCCAGCGACCAATCCGCCTGGGCGCACTTTTGGTACCCAGCTGTCCAAATCGGTTAGAACCTGCTTCATGCTGTGACCACCATCTATGAACACGAAATCATATGCTTGGTCTTCCAGCAGTGCTGCGGCTTTTTGGCTGTCTTCGCGTATGAAGTTGAACCTGTCGCCCATCAGAGGTAGGTTGGCCTGCAGTATGGCATAGTTGGCTTCTGCTTCCATCCTGCTCACTGGTTTGTCCCAGTCGTGATAGGGTGCGTAATGATCAATGCCTGTCAGCATGGCTATGTTTGGACATTCGTTGAGCATGAACCAGCTGTTGATACCAAGACCCACACCTATCTCGATGCCTATAGCAGGATAGGGCATGCTCTTTAGCTCGTCCAGGATGCCTCTGCTGGCCTGCTGCCTATAGATGCGAGGCCAATCCGGGCTGTCAAACAGTGTTGTAAGTGTCTGGTTCACCCTGTATTTATGGTATTAGCTATGCTCGGTCTTACCATCCTCTCGCCGAATGCGACGAACATTGCTGACAAACTCTGGATCAGTGGGGGCCATCTCTGCTAGTATGCTGTTACAGACATCGTTTAGCCAGCGGTTGATCACGTCCTCGTCGCTGCCCTGATAGTTATTAGCTCGCAGAGACTGCACGAATGCATCGTTGTAATCTAGCTCAAAGAAGGTCTTGCTGGGATCAACCGGGTCCCAGCTGATCTTGGGCATGGCCATGTAGGGTTCGTTCTTGATGTCTGCGGCCTTGCGTTCGTGTTCTGGTGCGCTTATGCGATTGTGCTTGAGTTCCACATCCAGCTTGGCCAGTGCCAACGCAGTCTCGTCAGAGTTGTCTAGTTCTGCCAATCTGCTATCGCGATCATAGGCGCTGATCTTGCCGTAAGCCAGATCGATGTCCAACACGCTCTTGGTAAAGGCCGGGCTATCTAGCCCGTGGCCGATCCGGGCCTTGGCAATGTCTAGATCATAGCCTGTGAGATAGTATTCAGCTTCTGCCAGTTCTCGGCTCTTGCCTTTTAGTCCCCAGGCAGCTGGTAACCAACCAAACGGTATCTTGCTCATGCTTATCTTCCTATCACGTTGCTGAAGATCCAGCAGTGTATGCGAGCTGCTACGTTGTAGCCGCGCTTGAGCGCTTCTTCCGTGACCCACATCTGCACGTCTTCCTGTTCTTCTCGAGTAGCCCCCACAGGCATGACCCACACTGGCCAGTTCACGTCTGCTGCGCGGAAAGCATCAACTGCTCGCTCTAGTTCATCCCAGGTCAGTGGATTCTTGTCAAGCACGAACTTCAGCTGTCCGTGATTGCTGATCAGCCTGTATTCGCGCACGATCTCTGGCTTGATAGCATCTGTCCAGCTCTCGCCTGAAGTGCCCAGCTTGGGGCTCACGCTCCAGAACAGCTCGCCATTGTACATGCCGCGATTGTTAAAGAACTCATCAAAGTTCTTGCGCACAGCCTGCGTGCCGTTGGTCTCTATGGTGATGTGGCGAGGCATGTCCATCTGCATGCGAAGCGTCTGCATGATGTCCACGATGCCTGTCTGGCTCATCATGGGTTCGCCGCCGGTGAATGCTAGATGCACGTCCTGTCCGCTGCGAGGATGCACAAATGATCCTCCCTGCAGCCTGCTGCGAAAATCTGCGCAGATCTCTTCTGCTGTGCTCTGATGTGCCAGATGGCCATACTTGGTGCTCCAGCTGTAGCTGCTATCGCAGCCAGTTGTCCACACCGGCAGATCATCCATCTTGGTGATGCCGTTGGCCTGAGGGTCGTATTCCTGATAATCTAGCTTGTAGGTGCTGCGATCTCTGGGATTAGCCTGTCCAAATCCGTCACAGTTGAAGTTGCAGCCCCAGAAGCGTATCCAAACTGTGGGATGACCAGCATACCTGCCTTCGCCCTGTATGGTAGGAGTAGGACCAGCGTTGCCTCCAAAGGTCTCGCTGTAACGGTACTTCTTGGCAGTGCTCATGGTTGCTCCTTGCTCAGCTTATAGATCATTATAGCTTGATCCAGCACTTCGCGCAAGGCTGGATTATCTTTGGCTGCGTGCTTCATGTCATGCCATAGATATAGGTTTTGATAGTAGGGATCTGAAGGATCGCGCTTGACTAGCCAGCGATCCATGTGTCCAAGCTCCCTGGCATACACAGTCTTACCATCATCTGGGCTTTCAAAGATCAGCGGCATCAGGGGCCCGCGGGAGCTTCTGGTTCAACTTTGCGCACTATCACATGGCCAGTGGTCTCGTCTGTTTCCCAGTTGATGGTATCGCCTTCCTTCCAACCAAGCTCTGCCATGAGGTCTTCTGGAAACTGCAGGAACAGCTCACCGTTTTCGTCCTGCTGCACGTCAACGACCATGCTGCGTTTGGTATCAGTCATTCTTTTCTCCAATGCCCAGTGTTGCAGGCGAATGATCCAGGTATGGTTCGCCATTCTTGCTAGTGTAGAAATACGCATCCTCATCGTTGATGGTAACCATGAGATCGCTGTGATAGATGTCGTAGTCTGTGAACATGCCGTCTGGCTCATAGACTCTGAACACCATTGATCCACCTATGGGCAGCAGCACACCTGACATACCGTTGGCATTCTGTGGTTTGGTCATCAGTCATCCTTGCTCAGCGCACGCCATACCTTGGCCTGTTCGCGCATGCTTTCGTACTCTTGTTCCATGTGTTGGAGCTTGTGCAGCGTGACATCCATGATGGTCTGGATAGCAGCATCCACAGCATCGTCGTAGTCATCACCCAGCTTGCGCATTGGTTCGTAATCACGTTCCAAGTTGCGATCCCGCTTCATGATGCCCATGAGACGTTCCAAGCGTTCCAAGCGTGCGAACAGTCCGTCGTCGCTATTCGTGGCACCACCTTGGAAGATGTCACCGTTGGCACTGATGCTTATGGTCTCGCGACCACCAATGGTGGTCCAAGTGTTAGTGCCTCCCGTGTTAGTCGTTAGCACTTGGTTAGGGTAGCCTGTTCCAACGCCACCGCCTCCACCTGTCACGGTTATGTAGGGTGTTGTCGCACTGGTATAACCGGTACCTGCGGACGCCATGGTTATGGAACTGATACCACCATGCGCACCGAGGTGTGCGATAGTAGATTTTGTACCAGTGCCGGTGTAGGTAATAGATGTAAATCCACCATTGTTAACCACGGTACCGTTAGCGAGAGTGGCAGTTGTTGTGGTCATGATCAGCGCCTCAGACTATGCTGCATGATGATGCTGGTCAGCTCTGGACCGAGCTCGGTATCATCATGTACTATATATAGATCGCGTTCATGTTCACCCCTGCGTTCGTCCCAGTGGCTGATCTCTATGACCCTACCGCCGTGCGCAGCATGTATGCGTATGGTAGCTGCTCCTCGCGTGTCCAGTTCATGAGGGGATCGCATTGGCTTAGCAGTTGTAGATATGACATTGTATTCATGGACCGACTCCCAGGCTTTCTTGGCTTGCCGTTGGAACCATCTGTCAAACCATTTCATTTGGTCACCTTTTTTTTGATATCGTGTATCCGGGGTGGATCATTGCTGCTGCGTCGCATGATCAAACATAGCTATCATGTTTTGAAAATCTGTTTCAGTGTTCATATCAGTTCCTCGTTCCACTCCCTGTGTCCTTCTCTAAAGGCCATGTTAGCTTGCGTTTCGCGCACTTCTACGCGATAGCACCATAGGCGTTCTGACTCGCCTTGGCCCCAGAGATCTGGGATGTATACACTGTTAATATAATTGTATAACATGTCAGCTAGGCCTTCGCAACCAAGCCGGGGTAGGATAGTGAGCTTGGCTAGACGCTTGCTTTGTAGCAACTTAAACGTTTCCAGTTCCGGATCATCTTCTGCTACCAGCAGCGTGTGATCAAACTGGTCTTCCAGGGTCTTCTTGAGTTCCTTGAGACCGCCATAGTCAGCTGCCCAGTTGCGCACATCCAGATCGTTGGTGCCAAAGTAGAACTTCATGCTGAACGCATAGCCGTGGATCATGTTGCAGTGGCTGTCAGCACGCCACTGGCGATATGCGCAGGGAAATGCATCCACGTATTCCTTGGTGCTGGTGTACTTGTAGGTGATTGGTGTCATGTTTGTGCTCCTATGTTGTTATACCATAGGCTGCAGAATTTGTATAGCGGGAATGAAGCCAAGCGCCGCTTGTCATACTTATCTTGGTGCGAAATCTTGCTGAAGCTTGACATTGTCGAAGAACTCTTTTTTAGTGCTCTGATCGTTAAAGAACGCGCCTCGCAACACCGTGG